TGGGCAACCGCAACGGAGAGGGCCAGGTGCAGCTCTGCCATCAGGTTTTGCTGGCCGGCTGGGGCACGCCGAATGCGTCAGCGCCGGGAGGCACGCCGGAGCAAGCGCTGGCGAGAAAGGCTGGGCTGGCGTGCGGGCAGTCGGTGACGACGCTGGACCATCAGGTGCAGCTTGCCGGTTGGCCGACTGCTCGAGCAGCGGACGGCGAGAAGAACGTCAGGACGCTGGATGGAGCACTGTCGGAGATCGACCGCAAGGGCTCGCCGCAGGACTTATCGATGGCGGCGGCGATCTGCGGCCCCGCCCGACGAACGGCTACTGGCGAGATGCTGACTGGCTCAGCTGCCAGGACGGAAAGTGGCGGCCAGTTGAACCCGGCACATTCCCGCTGGCTCATGGGGCTCCCGCCCGAGTGGGACGCCTGCGCGCCTACGGCAACGCGATCAACGCCGAAGCGGCGCGCGTCTTCATCGAAGCTGTAAGGGCCTCCCTGTAAACTCCCGGCAAATCACGAAATGACACCAGCCCAGAAGCCCCAAATCCGCCCGTTCGACGGGTCCGCCATTCCGCAGGCCCTGCGGGAGCAGCGCCGCTGGGCGCCGTGGCGCGCCGTCTGGAACGCCAAGAAACAGAAATACGACAAGGTGCCGCACCGCGCCGACCGGCCCGAGTACGGCATCAGCTCGGCCAAGCCCGAGCAGTGGGCCAGCTACGAGGTAGCCCTCGCGGCCTTCCGCCGCAACCCGGAGCGGTTCGCCGGCATCGGCTACTGCGTGACCGGCCAGCACGAGTTCGTCGGCGTCGACCTGGACCACTGCGTCGAGGCCGGCGCGGTGGCGCCGTGGGCGGCCGAGGTGGTGGCCCAGCTGGACAGCTACACCGAGATCAGCCCGTCCGGTACCGGCCTGCGCGTCATGGTGCGCGGCGAGGTGGCCGCCGACTGGGTGAATCACGATGTCGGCATCGAGATCTACGGCGGCAACGAGGCGCGCTTCCTGACCGTGACCGGTGAGCATCTGGCCGGCGCGCCGCTGGACGTGCGAACACCGCGCGATGGCGTGCTCAAGGCGCTGGAAACCCGCTACGCCAAGGAGCGACGCAAGGCCGACGTGATCGACCTGAACATGCCCGAGGTGTTGGACGACGTGCTGCTGCCTGACGTCGGTGCGCTGGACCTGCCGCACACGGTGCGCGACTTCCTGTCCGAGGGCCTGCACAGCGGCGACCGCTCGCGCGCGCTGTTCTCGGCCGCGGTGGCGCTGTACACGGCCGGCCTGGCGGACGACGAGGTGTTCAGCGTGCTGGCCAACAGCGAGCACGCGCTCGAGATCGCGCTGGACCACCGGCGCCAGGACCATGACCGCGCGCTGCTCTACCTGTGGCGCGAGCACTGCTGCAAGGGCAAGGCGCGCGCGGCCGAGCTGGCCCCGCTGTCGCTGAACGACTTCGACGTGTTGCCGCCGGAGCCCGCGGCCGCTGGCGCGGCGCCGCCGGATCATTCGATGAAGGGCGAGCGCTTCCGCGTGCTGTCGCCCGGCGAGTTCCTACAGCGCAGGCGCGCCGGCTGGATCGTCAAGGGAGTGCTGCCGCGCGCCGGGCTCGCGCTGCTGGTGGGCGCATCGGGCTCTGGCAAGACGTTCTTCGCGCTCGACCTGGTCGGCGCGATCGCGCGCGGCATCGAGTGGCGCGGCCGCAAGGTCATGAAAGGCCGGGCCGTCGTGATTGCAGCCGAGGGCGCCGGCGGCTTCCGGAACCGTCTCGAGGCGTACACGAGTTTCCACGGCATCGATCCGGCCGACTTCGACGTCGGCGTCATCCCGGACGCACCCAATTTCCTGGTAGCCGACGACGTGAAGGCCGTCGTCGCGGCGCTACGCACGTTCGGCAAACTGGACGTGATCGTCGTCGACACCTATGCCCAGGTGATGCCGGGCGGGGACGAAAACGGCGGCGTCGATGGCGGCAAGGTTGTCAAGCATTGCCAGCTGCTGCACAAGGTGACCGGCGCGCTGGTGGTCCTCGTGCACCACGTCGGCAAAGATCTGTCCAAGGGCGCCCGTGGATGGTCGGGCCTGCGTGCCGCAGCCGACGTCGAGATCACCGTGGAGCGCGCGCAGGACCACAGGGCCGCCACGGTCACGAAGCAGAAGGACGGCGAAGAGGGCCAGGAGTTCGGCTTCAAGCTGAACATCGTGTCGATCGGCCAAGACGACGAGGGCGAGGACATCACCAGCTGCGTAGTCGAGCACACCGCGGCCGTGGCGAAGGCCGACCAGAGGAAGGAGCCGGCGGGCGCCAAACAGAAGATGGTCATGCGCGTCGCCCAGGAGCTCACCGGGCTGGTGGACGAGGCGGTGCCGGTCAATTCCCTTATCGAGGCGTGCGTGGACCAGATGGTGAGGGACCCGTCGGCGAAGAGCGATAACCGTCGCCGTGACGTGGTCCGGGCCCTTGAATCGCTGGTTGAGGCCGGTCGGCTGTCTATCGCGGCCGGCGTGGTGACGCTGCAATAAATCGCAATGCGCAAATTTCTGCACGTTCCATTTCTTCCATCCCATTCCAAACCTTCCATTTGGAATTTGGTGCAGCCCTCGCGGCTCCTTCCATTCCTTCCATCCCCCTTTAGGGGGAGGAAGAATGGAAGGATGGAGCACTCGCGCATTTGGAAAAATTTTGCGCGTTTGGGCCCATCGCACTTTCCACTGGTGAAATTTTGCATGCGGAGTCTTGCATGAAGAAAATTGCAACTGAGCGTCGAAGCGGTGAAGATAGGCGCGGTGGCACACGGCGCGAGGGCAAAGGCCGCCGGACCGGTGAGGAGCATCCCAACGCGATCCTGACGAACGACGAGGTGGAGCTGCTGCGCCATCTGCGCGAAGTGGATGGCATGACGTACGCGGCCCTCGCTGCGAAATTCGAGATCAGCAAGTCGTCGGTGGCGAAGATTTGCCAGTACGCCCGACGGTGAGGTGTACGTCAGCGACGAGCGAGCCCGTATCGTCGCGACCATGAAACTGACACCAGAAAAGCTGACCGCGTTTTGCGCTGCACTCGCCGAGACTTGCAATGTCGGCAAGGCGTGCGCGGCCGTCGGCATTTCGCGGCAGACTGCCTACGAGTGGCGCGAGAACGATCCCGACTTCGAGGCCCGGTGGGATCAGGCAAAGCGAATCGGCGTCACGGCCCTCGAGGACGAAGCACACCGCCGCGCGTTCGACGGCGTGCCTGAGCCCGTGGTGCACAAGGGCGAGTTCTCGATCGAGTGGGAGGCCGCGCGCGACGAGATGGGCGACGTGATCCGCGACGAGGAAGGCCGTCCGAAGATGGTCCCCGCGCTCGACGCCGACGGCAAGCCGCGCGTCAAGACCATCCAGCGCTACAGCGACACGCTGGCCATCTTCCTGCTCAAGGCGCACGATCCGAAGTATCGCGACAGCAGCAAGCTCGAGCTGTCCGGCCACCTGGCCGTGGGCGAGATCAGCGACGAGGACTTGGAGGCGGAGATCGCTGCGCTGGCCGCCCAGGTTGGCCACAATGCGCTCGCGGGCGGCGCGCCGGCCGCAGATCCGGACGATGCCAGCGACCTCGTATGACCGCCGCGCCCGTGAGCGGTTGTTACTGCTCCTGCGCGAGAAGGCCCGGCGCCTGCCGATCTGGAAGCCGCTGCCCGGCCCGCAGTCCCTCGCCTACGAGTCGAAGGCCGACATCATCGGCTACGGCGGCGCCGCGGGCGGCGGCAAGACAGACCTTGCCGCTGGCCTGATCCTCACTGCGTCCGACCGCGCCGTGTTCTTCCGCCGCGAGAAGGCGCAGACCGAAGGCGTCATCCAGCGGCTCACGGAGATCCTTGAAGGTACCGACGGCTTCAACTCGCAAAAGTCCATCTGGCGGATCCCGGGCCGCGCGCTGTGCGAGTTTGGCGGCCTGGACAACCCGGGCGACGAGCGCCGCTGGCAGGGCCGCGCGCACGACCTCAAGGTGTACGACGAGGTGACCGAGCAGCGCGAGCAGC